ACAACACGAGTCGTTGAACTCAGCACTGAAAATGCGCACAGTCATGGTTATGTCATTTGGTTTCCCGATTATATCGGAATTAGTGGCTCGTCGACGTCCACTACCCAACGTAATGGATCGTTGTATATCTTTCAAGCAACCTCCTCTTCACTTAATCCCACCAACACTGTCGCCGCGCCACTTGGGCAAGGCGGTAGCGCACGTACTGCAAACGGCCAATTCTTCAATGACCCAATGCTCCCAATAGCAAGTGGGACCCTAGTACAAGACTGTCGTACTGCCGCAGCTTGTGCTAAGTGGTCTTACACAGGAAGGAATGATGCATTGGCCGGGCGTGTTGGCTACTTAAACAATGTTCCTCGTGAGGCTCTACTCACAGGGGATTCAGGTTTGCCACCGGACGTTAACAATCTCATGTTGTACTCTGATTGTGTTGCGAGATGTCCGATGGACACACTGGAAAATAAGTTTCGTCCTACTTCTGCTAGTCAGTATTATAGAACGACTGGAACTATTGCTAGTGATGGTCCTGATTTGGGTACGGATTGCTGCTTCTTGGCAGGAATCCCGGGAACGAGTGCGACCGAAGTCGCACAAGGTATTTCTTCCGGTTCCAGCAATGGAATAGGCTTCATTTGGAGCGGTGTTGCTCCTGATAGTAACATCGTTTTGGAGTTCTTTAAGGTTGTCGAATGGCGACCTGATATGGCTTCTACGCTCGTGGCAGCTCCTGCAACATCTTCGGCTAACGGATTGAATGTTGTATCGAGGGCCATTGCTTTCCTGGACCACAAACATCCTGGATGGCAACGTCGTGCAATGCACATCGCAGCAACTGCCGCTGCACGTGTTGCGCAGCTTGCGTTTACTGGTCCCGCTAATTTAGCGATTAGGACTGGTGTCCAATTGTTGTCAGCTTAGTTCAGTTTCTTAACACTCTTCTTCCGTAGTTAACGGAGGGTCCTGAATATATACACCTTATATATTCGAAAACAATTTAATGTAAAACAAA